CTATCTTCATAATTCATTTTAGTTTCACCTTTGGCATCCCAAACAGTTACTTGGTCATTCTCATCTACCCATCCGTATTCAGAGTCGTAGGCAGAGTCATCCCATTGATCGTAATATGATGTATCAACTTCTGTATTAACTGAATCATCTGTAATTATATCCTCTGATACTTCGTTTGTATTTACTATAGGTTCTGATTCTGTTTTAAAATCTTCAACGATTACAGTTCCTTCAGTAGATGATGTTTCAACAATTGTAAGTTCTTCGGTCATTAAATCTTGTTCAAGATTACCAGCTTCTTCTTCAGTAATTTCTACCTCAAGGTTTTCTTCTTTCATTTCAATAGCATTTTCTTTTGATTCTTCTTGTTCATCAAAAGTATCTAGTTCAACTTCTTTGACTTCTTGCGTTTCTAGTTCTTCTATAACTTCTTCAATCTGCTCAATATCTTTGACTTCTTTGTCATCAATTTGTTCTAGTTTATCTACTCGTTTTTTTGTATCTCTTTGTTCTTCTATTTTTTCTTCAATCGTTTCTTCGTTTGTTTCTAGATCAAATAGTTCTTTTCTTTCGTTTGTAGATAGTGGGTCTGGTGGTGATGGTCGTAAATTATCTGAAAGTACAGTAACAGCAGAATATGCTCGAGTTATTGTACTTGCACCTGCCTCATTTGTAACTGTAACTCGCCCTACACTACCTGTACTATCAGGTAATAATGTAATAGTTGTTCTACCACTAGCATCAACTCTACCTGAAAAGGCAGTACCCATTACTGTAACTGTTGCTGTAGGTGTATTGATTTCTACTTCACCACCTAGTTTTGATACACTACCACTTTCATATGTAAATGAACCAACATTAACATCTACACTCATTGATACTTCTATTGGCACAACACTTGTATCAAAAGAAAATTCATCAATGATGGCTTCACTATTAGGTGCAAGTGTAAATTTTGTACCATCTATAAATTCAAGATTCATAGCACCATCTTCACCTGTCTGTAGAAAATCTTCCATGTACAGTTTAAAACCTGCATCATTAATTGTTATGTTTTCAAAATCACGTTCAACCCAAGTGGTACCCATTTTTTGAAATACCTCACCAACTACTGGTGCTGCTATAGATTGTGTTGTGAGAAGTATCAGAGCTGATACTAAAGATAAAATCTTTTTCATGTTATTGTGTTGAACAGTTTGTATGTGTTACTGATAAGTCGGCAGTTTGTGTGCTTCTATCAAATGAATAACTACAAGTACCAGAATCAGTTTGTGTAAAAGATAAAGTATAATCGTAGATACTATCGCCATATACATTTACTGTTCCTGTGTTGTCGCCATTTGTTTGAAGAGCTTGAATATTTGATCCACTTGTGGATTGATAAAGTGTAAAATCATTATCTCCACCATTTTGAAATAAACCAAATGTGTTGTTACTACCACTTACTCGTAATCTTGCTAAATTATTATCAAGTACCTGTGTCATTCTAGGATAAGAACCAATCCAAGGTGAATAACCAATTAATTTATTATCTGCACCTGAACCAGTTATTTCAACTAACATATAATTATTGGTACCATAGTTGTAAGCATGAACCTCATTACCACTACCAATAATCCAAAAGTCTATTGATACAAGATTTGGGTCACCAACTGAACCATGATTGTGTGAGGTATAATGACCTACTGCAGCATTAGATGTTGTATTTTGTCCTGTAGAATTATTCATCTGATATTCTATATCATTTGAATCACCAAAAGCATAAACATACAAATAATGATTTGAGGCAGCATATGGTCCTTGTTTAAATAATATATCATTAGAATCCCCTACTATATCTAAATCGACATTGAAATTACGAATGACATAATCGTTATTATCATCAATGTGAACGATATTAGAATTACCTGTTATATCAATGTCTAGCCACCAACCAGTATCATCTACATCATCAACATCTAAATTTAATACATTAGAGTTACCTGTTGCAACATAATCTAGTGTGCAAGTGGTACATTTAAATGTAGAGTATGCATAGGTGATATTAGAGTTACCTATTTGTTTTATTGAAATCGTTAAATTATTACCATATATATCAAAGTAGTCCTCACTTCCAGAGGTCATTGATGTGCCTACTTTATTATTATTACCTTGTTGTTTTATGAATACGGATTCGCCAACGCCATTACCAGAAGTATCATTCTGGGACATATATACGAAATTTGCTGAATTTGCTGTTTTAATTGTGATGGTTAATAGAAACAGGATCAGCACTAACTTCATTATTATTTTCATCTGTACTTTCCTCCTCTAACAGTTCGTCAAGTTCTTGTTTTAATTTTTCTTGTTCTTCTTTTAATTGTTGTTCTTCTTCGGCTTTTAATTCTGCTTCTAGTATGTCTAGTTCATCTTGTTTTGCTTGTTCTTCTGCAATCACCAAGAGTTCTGCTTCACTAGGTCCGTCATACTTCCAGAGTTCTTTTTCTTCGCCTCGTTTAATAAGTTCAACTACACCTGCTTCAATCGCTTTTCTTACTGCATAGGTAACTGGTTCATTTACAGCATACCCTGCTTCTATTTCTACTAACATTGTACCAGCGTCTGCATATTTAAATACATCTCCGCCTGTTGATGTTGAGAAGATAGTTTTTTCAATAACAGTAGAGATAATAACCTCACCTGTTTGTACATTGATAAGTCTTAATACAATTGATATAATATCTTGTCTATATTCTTTATGAACACCAATACCTAATACTCTTGCACCTGCACCACCTGATACAACATCACTATCATATCCTATAATGCCGCCTGTTACATATGCACCAGCAAATAATAATGCTGGTAGTGGTTCTGCTGCTTCACCATCTGACATTTGTCTAGTAGTTCTTATAAGTTTTCTTTCTTGTAATAGAGCGGCTAGACTTGCTCTTTCTACTACTCTAAACCATTTACCTTTGCCAGCATCTTGTAGTGCTTTAATTAAAATCTGATAAGACCCTTGTGTTACAGCACTTGACATTGAAGCATATTGCCCACCAGGTTTCTTTTGTCCTGTCATGTCCATGAAATCATAGACAGCGATAATAACAGGATCACCTTCAGGTGCCTGTATAGTTTCTAATTCTTTATATGCTACTGTTTGTGTTTGTACATCAAAGTTTGTTGCATTACCAGCACAACCTACAACAAACAATGTTGTTAATAATAAAGCTAACTTATTCTGAATCTGCATATGGATAATCTATTGTTGTGGTTACACCATCTTTAAGAATAGTAACTCTAACTGTTTCTGCTGGTATACCATTTACTGTACCTGTTGTAGTATTCTTATACCAATTAACTACTTCACCATTAGGTGATGTATAAGCACCAGATGGATTTGCTACACCTGTTGACCCAAATACACCGTCTGTGATTTGTTTTGCCAAAGCAGTATAGAATCTTGCTTCTAAATTTGTTTTGAATTTTTCTATTGCTGTTGCTGATAATTCTGCTTTTAGTGCTTTAGCATCTGCAACCCTTTTAGCGTCTAAGGTATCTTGTCTTGTCTTTTCGATATTCTCAATAGTAAGATAATGAGAAGATTGACCGTACCCACTAAAAGAAGGATTAGCAAATCCAAAAGTAAGTTCACTACCTTTTGCTGAAAAAGCACAAGCCAATACAATTATTACCGAAAGTGTTAAAAATATTTTAAACATACACTATTATTTATAAGTATAAATTTGTTCGTTAGACCAAAAAAAGGGGTCTTAACGACCCCTCATTTATAAGAATATTAATAGTTGACTACTTTTTCCAAAGTGCCCACAAAATACCTAGGGTAATAAGTCCAATAAGACCTTGTGATCCTAGGTCAGCTACGATGCTTGAAATGTTATTAATAACACCTAAAGAAAGAAATGGTACTTGACCTCCAAATACAACTTCTAAAGCAACTGATAGTCCTATTAGTGAAACTGCAACTGTTGTTACGTTACTAATAGCGTCTGTTATTGATTTCCACATAAAAACTCCTTATGTTTTGTTTTGATATCTCAAACTTATTCATTATATAATGTAATATTTATATTAAAAAGGGGTTAGAACATTATATTCTAACCCCAATATAGAGAAAACAGGTGGAGAGATTACTCTTCCTCTGCCAATTTACTAAAATAAGATAATGTTTCATCACTATCTTCATCAACTTGTGGCGTAGGTGTATCTACTGTTTCTGCTACAACTGGACTCGGTGTTCGTGTTACAGGTGGGATCGCAACATCTTCTGCCGTGCCAGTACTTCTTGTACCACTTAAAACTTTATCTAGTTTCGCTTTTAGCTCATCATATGATTTAAAGTTTTCAGGTGCAAGAAATGGTTTTAGGGGATATTGTTTATCCCATATTCCTTCGATTGCCTCGTCATTGTCTTTTACAGCAGACGGACTATCAAATTCTGATTTGTCATAATTCCAGTAACCATCAACTTTTCTAATTTTTAGTTTAAAGTTTGCACCTTCCCAAAAATCAAATGGGTTGATAGGTTTCTCATCTTCAAATTCAGGTTTCATTGCTTCAGTAATCTTATCAAAGATTTTCTTACCGAATTTAAATAATTTAATTTGACCTTCGTTCTCAGGATGTTTAGAATCACTAATGATTAATATATTTGCAATGTAAGATAATTTTCTTTTTCTCTTTCTTGCAATTTCTTTATCAGCTTCAACACCAGAATTCCATAGTAAACTGTTAGATTCACTAATAGGGCATTTCTTGCCAAGTGTAGTTAAACTGTTTTCAATAAACCAACCACCTGGTCCTTGAAATGCATGAGACCATAATCTTGCCCATGGTAAATCTTCATCTTTAACTGCTGGTAAAAATCTAAAAACTGCATAGCCATTACCTGATTTATCTAATTCTGGTTTCCAGAATCTATCATCAGCATATGAGTTCTTTTGTTTTTGAGGTTCAGCAACTTTTGAAAGTTCGCTGACTAGAGTATCTAGGTTTGATTTAGAGCGTTTTAACGCTGCAATACTTGTATTCATATTTTTATATCCTTTGTATAATTATATTTGTATGTGTCTGTATTATTCGACATTATTATTTATATGCACAATAGGGGAGACTATGGATTACTCCCAAGTAACGAACCGGATACCATTTCCTATATCGTTACAACTCACTTCTGCCTGTCGGCAATTTGACACCCCTTGTTTTCCAAGTTATGCCTGGGTACAACCCCTAAGCAATCAAGTTCGAGCCTCTGGTGAAGCCCTCTTCCTTGCACTATAAAAAGAAAATAATTAGTTTTCTTTTGCATATATCTTATTATAACATATTTGAGAAGCTTTGTCAAGCACTCTAATATGTTTCTTTATTTGGTTCTTCATCATCGGCATCTAATTGAGATTTGTCCGAAAATTGTATTCCGAAGTCATCATCAAAATTTAGTATAAGTCCCTCTGATTTATCAGGTGCCTTCAATTCGACTATCTCTGCTTCTAGTTTTGATATCTTATCTTCGGCAACCACTAGTAAATGTTTTAATTCTCTTATCTCTATACCTGAATCCATCACAGTATGTTCTGCTGTATATCTTGCTGATTGATCCATAATTATACCAATGTTAATATTCTATTTCTTAATCTTGTAGCTCTATCACCCACTTGGTCTGCCCATCTAGAGTCCATCATTTCTTCTGCTGCTCTGACCCAATCGTTGTCATTAACACCAGCAATAAAATTCTTGAATTTAGATAGACGTGGTCTACCCATATTAAATGCCATGTTCACTATTACTTGTTGAGCAACTTCTGGTAAATCATCTAAGTTAGGAAATAGTATTTTAGCTTCACTTATAAATGTAGCAACATCTGATTCAAATACTTCGTTTACTCTATCTTCACTTACCTCTGTACCGTCAGGCTCACCATTTTCTGGGTCACTCTTTGTAACTAAATGCCCAATGCCAAATGTAGGGTAACCAAGATGGTCTTTATATATCTCGTATTTTACACCTTCATCTACTTTTAATTGTTCTCTTAATGCTTCAATATTCATTATATCTCCTTTAGTTTATCTCTTAAAGTCTTTTTATATTTCGTAACATTGTATGTAAGAAATGGTTTATATCTTATCATTCTATCATACATTTTAGGCCACAATACTTTCTCACCTATATTTTTATTTAGTCGTTTAGAAAAAGATAATATATCATCTAGTATTATTAAAGTTTCAAAGTTAATTCTTCTTGCTAAAAACATCTTTAATATCGGTGGGTGTTGCCCATTCTTTGATGTAAATATATCATCAAACTCTATCTTTCTTTCCAGTATATAATCAATGTCTTGTTCATAGTAATAATGTAATGCCTCTAACTTCTTTGACCAGTCTTTGTAATGGTCGTCACCAGTTTTGCCAATGATGTCACCAACCCATAGATTAGTATTAGAAACAAAATTGCTAAGGAAGTAATTAACAATGCTGCTATCGTTATAAGATTTAGAAAGCTTATGAAAGAAATACCTATCCCTTCTTTTAGTAAACGTTTCCAATCTTGCAGTTGTTCTGCCGTTGTGTTTATGAAAGTCGTAAGATTGGTTCTTACTTGTGAAGTGGAGTTTGATTGCCAAATAGATTTTATATACTTCAAAACCATTCATTATTCCTCTTTTAGATATTCGCTGCGGTTATTAATATACCACCGACTAATGCGATAGCATATGTAATCATAATTATTTCTAACATATATTTCCTTATATTGGTAACTTTGCTGTTTTTTCTTTTAGCATATTTAAACCTTGTGCCTCAAATGCTATCTTCTCTTTTAGTGTTTTATTAATTAGTGCTTTCGTATTACTTGGATCAACCCCATTGTTTTCACAATATAAGATAATGGCATCCATGTAACTCATTCGTTTAGTTTTAACTGTATCTTCGATTAGTAGTGCAAATTTATT